GCTGCTGGTCAACGGGAAGAGTGAGGTTGTTCCAGATATGCATCCAGTCACCATACTGGCGATCAATGCGCTGACCACCAATCTCAACTTCAACCTGAGAAATCAACTGCTCACCGGGGAAATCAAGCCAACGAGCATAAACACCATCTTGGGCAGAACCCTTCATGGACTGGTTAATCTCGGGAAGAGTAACCTGAAGGTAAGTGCGGTAAGCCAAATCACCATTACGAGAAATGGTGCAGGTTACACGTCTACCAAAATCAGCCTGACCGTTAAAAGTTTGCTCAATGGACTCCATTGCAAAGTTGGTGTGACGTTTGTAAGACACCTTCCAAAAGGTAATCTGAGGGTTGCCCGTAAGATAGACATCTTGGGCGCCGTAAGCTACAAGTTGCATAAGACCTCCTGCCATTTTTGTTTATTATAATATTGCTAAAGAAAAAAATTTTACAAAAAAACTTAATTAAAATATTATAAATTAATTAATAATAATAATAACTATTATTGATAGTTATTATAATCAACAAGTTGACATTTCTCCTAAATTAAAAAGTAAATTATTCCTATACCCTCCGCCGCACAATACCTCCCTTCATGTAATAATGTTATTCATATTTGATTTTAAAAAATTTACCAAATACTCATCAGAGTATATCTCGGTTTGTTTTTCATGCTTTCTCCTAAAAACATACTCGTCGTTTTTTTTCCTTATACTCCAACCGTTTTCTAAAGTATTCGTCAAAAATATCATCAAATATATATCATTTTTTTGTTCGCCCTTTATATCTAATTTGCCCTTGTCTATTAAGGTCTTTAAAGTATGAACACCATCCTTTAATGGTATTATATCTTCCTTTCTTTTGATTTTTTCTAAACTATGCTGAATATTTTTTTCACTTGTACCATTGTTATACATTTTATGAATAATGCGTTTATTTAAGTAGTCCTCTGTTATAATCTCCGTTGTTGAATCTTCTAAATTTTTTAAATAAAAAATAGTTTTCCTTTTCTTTATAGCCATATTGCTATCTAAACAATTCATAATAAATTTCATTTTATAGTATGTCTCTCTCTTAATATTCACAATATCTAATGACTCTATATTTATATTCGTTGTTAAAACATTTGAACTCATGGTGATATTACACACTTTATCGTCTCTTTTTCTTTCTCTTTCTCCTCCTCCTTCTCCTCCTTCTCTTTCTCCTTCTCTTTCTATATTGTACATTTTACTATTTTGGTGGATACGTCTAAATTATTCGATAACGTTATTTTATTTTTATAGAGAAAACATTAATACATTCCTAACATTATTCGTATTTACATATTTTGCAACACTTTACAAATTTCCTAAACTTTACAAATTTCCTAAACTTTATAACTCTATATTTTACAAATTCACAACCTATCCAGCTATTTGGTCTTCTTTCAATAGTGTTGCATCCTGAAGCAAAGAAAGTGTTTTGTTTTCACTAGAAAAATAACTTGGATAAAGAATACTCCAGTCCAATCCTTCATCAAATAATCCCAATTTTGTATAAACATATCCAATAAATGCGCTACAAAAAAATCTTGATGTCTTCTGGGGATGACGGTCCTTTTTACAGTAAGCTTCTATCCAATCTGTAACAACAATATCATATGGTTTATCGTATACAACTTTGTGTATTTCTGTCAACATTTCGTTGTTGAATATTTTGTTATATTCTTCTGTGCTTTTACAATCGATTCTGCGAACATATATTTTTCCACCATATGTTGCAATAAAGTGCTCATATGGAATAAACTGAACTCCAAATTTTTTTGTATTATCATCGGGGTCTGGCGTATCTGAAATACCCGATGTCCAAACATATGTACCTTTTAATGGAACATTTGTAAATTCGGGGTCTACGACAATCATACCAACATGCGAAAAGTCACTCTTTGTCATAAATTTTATAAACCAGCTAAATAATCCCCACGAACTATATTGCAGATTATCGCATAAAAGAATATCACCCGTCTTTAATGTAGAGCTCATTTCAGCCTTTTATTTTATTTTATTTTATATTATGATATAAAATATAAATAGTAAAAAATACTAAAATACTAAAATACTAAATACTAAAATACTAAAATACTAAAATACTAAAATACTAAAATACTAAAATACTAAAATACTAAAATACTAAATACTAAAATACTAAAATACTAAAATACTAAAATACTAAAATACTAAAAAACTAAATACTAAAATACTAAAATACTAAAATACTAAAATACTAAAATACTAAAATACTAAAATACTAAATACTAAAATACTAAAATACTAAAATACTAAAATACTAAAATACTAAATACTAAAATACTAAAATAGATATAATTATTAATTATTATATATTAAAAAAGTTGTACTTATAACAATATAGTTAATATATATAGATATATATAGATGCCATCTTTTAAACATAAAACGAATAAAAAGATTTTTGTAGATAAAAAACGAATAATGACCCTTGATAGCGTTCATCGCGAATTACAATGCGAATTTAACTTAATTAACACCGAAGTTTTACCTAGACTAATACGTCGAAAAAATGAAATAATGAACCAGTTAAATGATGTCAACGTTATATTAGATGTTAATGAAAAAATAGAACTACAAGACTCTTTGTACGATATAAAAGAAGAAATTTATAAAAATAAGAAAAAGATTAAAGACTATTATCTAAACAATAGCAGGTGTATTTTTGACTACTTTGAAAATAAAAAGGAAATTACGAACGGTACAAATAAGACCACCATTCTCAATTCATTTTTTAAAGTAAATGACAAGACGTTTGATGAGAACGCATTAACGCGTGCAAATGACAATAATGTTCAAAAGTTTTTTACAAATCTTGACCAGACTTTTATTAATATAAATGACTATACTTATGCTACCGATATATGCCAGTCTTGTAATAAAGGGGAAATGATTCCCGTAGAACATGAGGGAATTATGGTATGTAACGTATGTGCCAAACAAGTTACTTACCTTATCGAAAATGAGAAGCCGTCTTATAAAGAACCTCCCAAAGAAGCATGTTTTTATGCTTACAAAAGAATTAACCATTTTAAAGAAATACTTGCACAGTTTCAAGCAAAAGAAACTACGCAAATTCCTGAAGAAGTTCTTGAAAATATAAAGCAACAACTTCATAAAGAGCGCATATCTCTTTCAAAATTTACAAACGTGAAAGCAAAAGAAGTGCTTAAAAAATTGGGATATAATAAATATTACGAGCATATCCCTTTTATTAAAGATAAACTCGGCATTAAGCCGCCAATTATGACACCCGAATTAGAAGAGACTTTGTGTAATCTTTTTATGGAAATACAAGGACCTTATGCGAAATTTTGTCCGGATGACCGTGTGAATTTTTTGAATTATTACTATACTGTTTATAAACTGTGCGAGCTTCTTGAGAAGACAGAATTTCTTTCTTATTTTCCAATGTTGAAAGACAAGGAAAAGAGAATAGAACAGGATGATATATGGAAGAAAATTTGCGAAGAATTAAATTGGGTTTTTATTCCGACGCAGTAATATTTATTTACGATGAATCGTATCAATTAAGATTGCTAGTAACATGGGAAACTGCCACGCTGAAAAAACATGATTATGTGTTTTATCTTTTGAAAAAAGTGTATTAATCATTATATAAAAACTAATAAATAGACATAATGCAAGAAGACATATAAATACAACTTGAATATAGTTTAAATTAAAATATATTTTATTTAATGTTATCATTGTATGCTATTTATATATTGTAAATATTTTATATATTATATTATATATTTTTATTGTAAATATTTTATCCCTGTAAACTGGGGTTTTATGCGCCTACCTAAATTCATTATAAAACAATAAAATATTATGTTATTTTTATTATTTTATTTTTATTATTTTATTCAGATGGGAGGGTCAAGCATTGAAGTCATAAGCTTTTTCAATTTGTTGTACTACACGAGGACTAAACAGATGATGATAACATACCACACCGGTAATTCTAAACATTGCTTCTATTAAATTCTTAAAAAAATCATTATTTTCTTTCACATAAAATTTACATGTGTTTTTATCAGAATCATTATCTCTTAATGATAAAAACTCCACTATGTTTCGACCGTATTCGATAAGGTTTGGTTTAAGAGTAGGAAATACATCAGGTCCTACAACTGTAGTATCAAGTTTTAGCATAAGTTTTATTTCGTCATCCTTGTCAGGGTATGGTTGACCATTTACTAGTTTTTGTATGCCTTCATTAATTTTATTATTTTTATATTGATTATTAGACAACGGCCAATAAAATATTTTTCCGACCATTTCTCCTTGATTACTGGTAGAACTAATATCGGCAACTGTTACCACGAATCCTACCTCAATTATTTGGGATTTACATGTCATTTTTAAAATAAATAAACAGCAGCGGTCTCCTGATTTCCCGAATTTTAGTTTAATATTAAAAATCTTGGACTGTCCAAACCAAGCATCGTCTCTTTTATACTTTAATGGCGCTTTATACTCGAAGTTGAGTGGTTCGAAGTCAGTTTTCTGGTTTTCATTCTGAATAGTTTTTGTTGGATTAACTTGTGGATTAACAACTGGGGATTTACCTTCATTAATCACTGGCGTGGTATTCGCATTATCTTCTTCATGTCGATGTTCAGCCAGTAGTGAGGTATTCACATCATCATCTTCCCCACCCATCTGTCCTCTCTTATTATATTTAAGTTTACGCGAATATTTTTCGATGCGTTTTTTATGCCTATATTGTTTACAACGACGCTTTGTATTTTTTCTAAAGTTAGTGCGTTTTGTGCGTTTTGTAATCTTTTTATACCTCGCGGTTTTTATGCGTCTACCTAACTTCATTATAAAATAATAAAATATTATATTATTTTTATTATTTTCTTATTTTCGTTGTATTTCTTCTTTTCGTTGTTCGTGTATTTCTTCTTTTCGTTGTTCGTCTATTTGTTCGTCTATTTGTTCGTCTATTTGTTGTTTTTAATTTCCTGCGACTTTTGCCACCTCCTTGGATTGGTTTTAATGGGATTTTTGGTTTACCTATTCCAGCATTTCGTAAACCATCTGTTCTATGTGAACTAAAAAATTGTGCATCGGGATTACGAGGAATATACTTACGTAAAGGCTGATAAAAACCACTGTCTGAAATATTCTGAGGAAACGTGCTGTGTATAAACCTACTAGGAATTTGTAAACGTTTATGGAGTGGCGTAAGATGATGCTTTGAATCAATATTCGATGCCTCACCTTTATCAAATTTATACCAGAACGTATTTTTATAAGGGTTTTCAAACACACGCATTAAAATACGACCTGCTGTCATTAAATTTGGTAAGAAAGTTTGAGCCTGTTGTGGATTTATGTTACCGCTTGAGCACAGCATGGATGATGGTGGATATAGATATGTTCCTATAGTTCTATCACCTATATGTTGTCCAACTAAACATTCAGTAGGTATAAGTATATTATCCGTGTTTAAATCTATCTTTTGTGCTCTAATCAAATCACCTATGGTAATATAAGGATATATATCCTCAGGTCTAAGTTTGCTTAAAATAAATACAACACGTCCGAACTTTTCGCTTGGATCTCTACCATTCCATGCTGAAAAATTGTACACCCCATTGCCCGCAGGTGTTCCCATAATAATTTTAGCTAATTGTAGTCCTTTAATTTGGCGACCATGTTCATCGACTCCATCTTCGTTGGGCGTCGGTGCACTGTCATCATCCATCGGGCTGCTCATCAGACTCGTAGTTACATTAAATGCAGAATAATATTTTATAAAATGCGTATTATTTATTATTTAAATAATAAAATTTAAATAGTAAATTCCGTTGGTCTATCGGTCTATTTATATAATCTCTAAATAAACGCTTTATTTTTTAAAATTAAATTTAAATTTAAAGTTTAAGAGGAGTGGGGAAACCAACGAGGTTAGCACCAATACCGAAACCAGCACCTGTTCTAGCAGAAACAGCCAAAGTGGGTACATAAACATCAAGAATGGCGAAGGTGGCAGCTGCTACAAGAGAAATCAACGCAATTTCGTCTAATTTAAGAGAGCGTGATGGTATAGAGTAAGCAACTATCGCGACACAAAGACCTTCGATAATATACT